GGGGCCCATTATGGTAAGGGCTATGCCCATTTATGCGGCGAACAATTCACACAATGAGTTGATCGGCCTCACACATCGTGTCGCCAAAGTGCTCATGGAATGCGACAGGACAGCCTTGGGGGAGTTCTTCACCTGGATGGTCACGAATGCGGAGCTTCTCTTCCCTGACTGTCCAGATTTGAGCACGTATGAGGAATTGGAAGAGGCCTTGTTTAATTGTTGGGTCATTAGGTTCCCAGAAGCTGTGCGCGTTAGGTTGATTGCTGCCTTTAAAGCCATGCGTACTGGCATGTATGACAAATCATTTTTCAGGCGCAAATTTCAACTTAAGGTGGAACCCCTCACAGCAATATGTGGCCCGGCAGTCAAGCAATTAAAACCCCGTATCATTTGTGCGGCCAGTGACCAATTTAATGCCACAATGGGCCCCTTAACGCTTGTGATGTCCAATTATTTAAAGAAAGCATGGCATGGGGAACATATCTTGGTGTATGCCGCTGGTAAATCGGCAGACCAACTGGGTCTATGGAGAGACAATCTTGTGGCTTCGTCGTGTAATCGTGTGATAGAGGGCGACATTGAGGCATGGGACGCGAACACACGGGAGGAGATACTGGACCCATTTCACACCGCTATGGCCAAAATATTCCAATGGCCCAATTGGTATCTAGACCGCATGACAACCAACGTGCACCTTAAGGGCATCACACGACATGGTATAATGCTGGACGCTCGCGGTCGTGTAAAATCCGGCGACCCATGGACCAGCCTATTCAACACCATACTACAGTTGACCATGAATTTGTTTTGTTTTCTAAAGGCACACAGACTGACAGTTGAGTCTGTGTGGCGGCCACGGTCAGTTTCGTTGTTGGGGTTATACCGAAAACATATCATAGCCCCCAGCCACCGGAAATTGGCCTTGCCGGATAGGCTCGTCAAGCAGACCGAAGAATTCTGGTACAATATGGGCCCTACGGGGCAAACTCACGACTGGTACGTGGGTACCGGCCGTGATTTGTGTTTGATATTGGCTGCATCCAAAGGGTTAAAGTGGTCCACACGCGAAACTGACGGCAGTGCCATCACAGCTGCAGAAGAATTGGCCCATACCGTGTCACCTATGGCACGAAGGGTTGATGAGGATGTATGCCGCGGCGATACAGTGTATGCGGACCCAACGTGGAATGATCTTGTATTGGTTACCACCACCATAGCGGAAATCAGCAGCATTGAGGGCTGTTTGACCGTGGTAAAGCTGCCACCCGGCACGTCGGGCCCCAAGGGATCAACGGAGTATGCCATGGTGGCTGCTGGCACGGTGGTGTATTCGTTGTGGGCACATGATGATAGAGCCGTGCAGGTTGCAACC